TCTCTTGACAAAGTAGTGTTTGCTACTATATGCCCTTTTAGTAAACCAAGACGATAACCTGCTTTTCTATCTGCTTCGTTAGCCCACCAAAACACATCTTCGGCAGAATGTTGTCCTAGTGCTGCTGCTAATACTTCTATATCATTTGTTGCTACAAGTACTCTCATTTTCACACCTTACTCTTTTTTAGATTTCTTAGCAGCCTTTTTCTTTGGTGCTGCTTTCTTCTTTCTTTCAATAAGTTTTTCAACTAATCTACCATCTTTTATTTCTTTAGACCAAATGTTCCCTTCTTTATCTTCGTATGTTTCCATTTTACTCACCTTATGTTTATGCTACATCAATCCATACTACGGTCAATGTAATAAAATTACTATCTTTCTTTCTTGAAACATCACAAGAAATTACTACGTCATCGTTGGCTATTGCAGCCCTAAATGCTGTTTGTACTTCTGCTGCTGTTCCCGTAAAAGCATTTACCTTTAGTTTGGTTTTGTCTGCGATTACTGTACCACCATTGTTAGCCATAGTTATTCACCTCAATATGCTGATGGCGCACCGCTACCGTCATCTAAGCCTGTACCTGTTATGCTAATGTCAATTGCTTTTCCTAGTAGTGGATTTACTAATGCTGTAAAGTTTACAGACATTGTGTTTGTATCTCTACCACTTATGTTAGCAGTAGGGGCTTCAAATCTTAAGTGGTATAGATTAATTGTAAGATTAGAAGGTGTTGATTCGTCATCAGTAAAGGCTAACTGCATAACAGAGTTACCGCCGAATACTGGGTCCTCAAAGGATAAACCACCTTCTGCAATTAAAGTATCATAGGTAGGTTCTTCTGCTGCTGCTGTGTAAACAACTTCGTTAAAGTCAATACTACCTGTAATCTCCATTTGTTGTGAAGCAGGTGCGTGTCTGTAAGTACTGCTACCTAGACCGTATGAGTTATCTGTATCTCTATTCATAGAAATACTTAGATTTACCCCTTTAACCTTTGCTGTTGCTGAACCTAATCCGTCTGTACCGTTGTCAAACTTTACTGTACCGTTAGCAAAATGAAGTGCATCTAAAGCAACACCATCAAACAAAACAGTACTTGTTTGTAGTGCAGATGTAGCGGATTCTGATTTTCCTACGAAATCAAAACTAGCCATAACGTATTCTCCTACGTTAGCAGTTAAAGACATACTATTAACCATCATACCTGTGTATGTATGTTCTTTTGCTTCTCTACCTACTCTTACGGTAAAAGAAGGATAGATAATTTTGTATGCGTCTGCTGCATCCCAAGCACCGGCGGAATGAGTTGCGATAAATCTGTATAATTCATCACTATAAATAACGTATTCACCAATAGCGTAAGCCGTACTTGCAGAAAATACACCTTTGTTTGCTAATGCTGTAGCACTTGTTCTTTTGTTAAGACCAAAAAATGCTTGTTCTAATCCATGTTTTGAAGTAGCACCGCTACCCGATACTGTATCATCCGGTAAAATACCGTGTAGTAGCATTCCTAAGAAATCATCTACTTGTACGGCCATGTTTATACCGCCTTCGGAATATTCCGTTCCTGTTACCATTTTGCTTGATTGTTGCCTACTTATATCAGACCTGCCTAGCATTTCAAAGTTCATGGAAATAGATTCATCATCAATTTCACCAAATGTTTGTGTACCGGAAGGTTCTGACCCGTATGTAGTCTCTTTTTCTATTGAAATATACCTATTTAAAAACTCTGTCGCCATATTATTACCTCTATGTGTGTGTAGAACGAACCGAGTCTCTTATCAATATTATCTATGCCTCATATCTATTAAACGCATATAAGTCAATGTTAGAGTATGAACACATACTGTTTCATCGTCATCCATTTTAGTATCTAATTCTGCGTTATAAGATATAAGGCTATCAGTAGTGCCTAAAACTCCTGTATTTACATACAATTCATCAAATATTTCACCAATTATATTTAACCCTTGTCTGTATGCGTTTTCATAATTAGTACCTTTAGTAGTCACATATATTTCTACATCATAGTTTTGTTTAATTTTAGAACCCGACAATGCCTCAAACTGTGGAGAATCAAGACCTGTAATAAGAACGTGTATGTTAGGTGTAGTATATCTATTTAGCATACGAGAAGATATATCATAACCATATAATATGTTGGCATCAGAAACCTGTGTTTTTAAATATATTTTTTGTGTATTTTTTAATAAATCTACAATAGCAATACCCATTCTAGGTACTGCGTCTTGTGCGAAATCACTTGTCATTAATTGTTCGGGGGTAAATGCACCAAACTTAGAATAATATACGTTAGCCCATTTTACATTACCACTTGTATTTCCCCATTGTATAATTTTTGATGAACCACTAGCACCCGTGACACTACTAAATATATCTTCCGCATTATCATCCTGTATAATCTCATGCACATACATTTTTGCTGTGCCTGTTGCATCTAAAGTTAATCTTAAAACTAACGGTACAGGATTGTTTTCTGTTAAAAGTAAATCTAAATTACTTACTGTAAGTGTCGTAGCACCTACTAATTTAAGTGATGTACCGTTTCCTGTACCTTTTACTTCTACCTTATGTGTACCATTATCTAATTTTACCAATACTTCATCATTACTAGGCGCAGTAGTATAAGACAAACAAGCAACAAATGTGTACGCTGTATTAGTTGTGGGTGTTATTGTATATGTTCCGTTTGTTATAACCCAATTACCACCGGATGCAGAACCACCACCGGATGCAGCAGTCCAAGCATCTTGGAAATAACCCGTCAATCCTGTTGGGTCTGTACCATTCATTCTACTATTCCAATATTGTGTTGTTGTCGCTACTGCCATATTTACTGCCCCTTCAATTGTTTTCTAAAAGTCCTTCCACTTAAACCTTGCCTTCTATTTATTCTTGTTCCCTTTCCTAGATAATAAGCAGTAGTTTTACTTAATGGGGATGAGCCTACATTTGGTTTAACTGTAAATGCCGATTGTGAATCCTCACGCAATTCTGTTAAAGACTTTTCACCTTTTTTCATACGACTACCCCTTGCACCCGTAGGGTTTGTAGGTGAATCTCCTTCGTCAAAAGAACCTATAACAAACGTAATATACCTTGAGTAATTTCTTGTATTTTGTCCTTTTAATTCTTTTAAGTTTCCATACAAAGAATGTGCAATTCTATTTATTGCATCCCCCTCTAGTTTATGTGCTGTACCTATAAAAGAAGTTGTATCATTTTCTTTAAAACCTTTTTTCCCCCATCTTGATTTTTTCTTAAAATGTCTAGTTTTACTTGTTCCGGGTTTAGCGTTAATATCTTTTCTTGTTTTTTGTACTGTGGCGTGGACTGTTTCTCCCAAAAAAGAGTACGCTAACATATTAACCCCTTGTGTTAGGGTTTCTGCCTGTTTAACAAAGGCGGATTTATCAAAATAAGCCTTAAAACCTAAAGTATATTCTTTATTTCTTAAAAGTTTAGGGTATTTAGGTTTACTTCTATCTATTCTACCACCTGCTTTAAATCCAAAACGGCCTTGTCTTAAGTAAGACCCTGCTTTTTGTTTTTTAACTAAATTATCCCACGCTTTTCTTGATTCTGTTTGTGTATTTGTTCCCGGCATATAATCCGGTGAAGTAAATATAGTTCTCATATTTGATTGAGTAGCATTTCTAAAACCCGCAAGATTAGCATTTTTAGTAGAAGGTAAAGAAGGATTATCTTTTAAATATTTTTTTTCTTGCCTTGTTAAGTTTTTACCATCTTTACGGACTAACTCAACCCAAGTCTCATCTTCTAATAAAGATATTTTTGTTTGAAAATTGCGTATATTTTCTCCCAATATTTTAGCGTAATTATTTCTTGCTTTAGTCATTGTCCCTAGTCTAACCCAACCCGGATGAGTATAACCATCGGCACTAATAAAAACATGACCTTCTTTTTCTTGTTGTGTTTTAAATTGTTTTTTTAACGTAGCCATTTAATCACCTCAAGAAAAACTTCCGAGATGAGCCAATCTTGTAAGGTTGTTTACCCCTCTTTCTCTAAGTGTATTTCCTCTTAAAGAATTACCACCTTCGTGAAATGTGGATTCATCTTCCATGTAGTAAGCGGCTGCTATATCTGCACATATTTCTCTAAGAACGTGCGCAAACTCACCCTGTTGTATTGTGACACCACTTGCGTGTGCAATAGAAACTCCTGTGACACCTGTTAAATCATTACTAGATTTTCCTGTCCAAGATATTGTATCTCCGTCAATATTACCACTACCCGCAGTAGCAAAAGCACTTGCGCTTGTTAGTGTTATAGTAGTATCTCCTATTGATACAGCCCCATTAGCGGTAGTTTCTAATACAGTAGGGTTAGACCTACCATAGTCATTATAAACTTGCTCTATTTCGATAGAGGCTCTACGAATTGCTACCTGTAAAGTATTACCTGCTTGTACTCTTTGGGCTGAATTAAGACCTAATCTTTGGCCCACATCACTTGTAGAACAATAATAAACCATTTAAACCAATTACTCCTATTAATAATATCTGTGTTATCCAAAGCATACGCTTATTTATAGTGTGGTATTCCTTAAGTGTCTTTTCAATATTACTAACAGTTACAGAAGTAGTACCGCTTGTACTAGACAAATGACTTATCCAAGCATTCCATCTTTCTTTTTCTGTTGTCATATTATCACATTTGTGTAGAAATACCCATAGCCCCTGCTACTATTGCTATTAAGGTAAAAATAATTTTTTGCATATTTCCCATATATGTACCTATTAGACCGTTAGTTATCTCTAACTCGGTAGCCACTTTAGCAAGTCCTGTCTGCATACTTACTTGGGATTGTACCAATTGTTCAATTAATCTTTCGTGTCTTTTTACAGACTCTTCTAAATTGTCTAATCTTATTGCGACAACATCAGAATCGGCCACTAAGCCTCACCCATGTGTGCTTCTAATCGAGCCACAAGGTCTGCTTTCTTACCTTTTACTGAAAGACCTGCTTCTTTTAACTTCTCTTTCAATTCCGCAACATTATGAGAGTCGAGAGTTTTTTCTATTTTCTCTATCTCTTCTTTTGCTTCTTCGGCTTTCTCCTTAACCTCGTCTACTGAATCTAATAATTCATCTAATGTTATTTTCCCATCAGCATTTAGTACTAAGTATTTTTTATACAAAAATACACCTATACCTACTAATGCTGCTAAAGATAAAAGTATCAATTCTATATCATCTAATAATGACGAAGAATCTAAGGCTATGCAATCTATTGTTTCGTTAAGTGCGTTTAGGCACGTTTCTTTTGTTGTGTTAGTTGTGTTATTCATGTTTATTCCTCTCTATCGTATATTACTTGCTTAACTGCTGAATGCGGTATAACTGTAAATGCTCTTTCGCTACCCCTTCTATAAATCTTGAACCCATGAGGTGTCTCTTCAATGTTTACATTGGTATATGACTTTTCGGGCGCAATATACACTATTTTACCTGTTCTTACTTCTCCCAAAAAATCAACTCCAACGTGGGCCTTCGGCCCATCCTACTAGACTTGTTCTGCTACCTTTAGTAATAGGTGCTACTGCGTGTTCAAAGTAAGATAAGAAACATATTACTGTACCTTTCTTAGCAAGTGCTATTGGGTCGGGGTTTTGTGTATGACTAAATGTTAATTCTCCACCTTTATAATCTTTGGGGTCTGATAGTTGGACTACTACACTTATTTTTCTATGCATACCATCTTGTCTGTTCCAATCAATATCGTGGTGCATACCATAATGGTAGCCTATATCTTTGTATTCTGTAAATTGTAATGGTGGTAGATAAGATACTTCTACATCAAAATGTTCATTTGCTTTTTCTACATACCACATCATTTGTTCTGTAAGAGGTTTATATTTTTCATCTTGCAGCCATCTTATTTGTGTTTTTCTATGGCTATCTTCTTTACCTTCACCTGTTCTAAAGGTAGATGCCGCTTGAGGTTCTGCTTCCTTTGCTGCCTCAATTATTTCATTCACTATTTCTTCACTCAACGCTTCTTCCCACATTATCCATGCGGGATGTTCCATCATTTCTGACATAACCTACCATTACATCATAGGGTATTTAAGGTGTATTACACTAACACACCTATTTTTTTCATTAACCATAACCAAAATCGGTTATATTCTTCCATTAACAATCAACGCCATCAGTAAATCCGGTCATAGTTTTTAGATTTAGATAACATTGTTTAATTATATTGTATTGAGTTTCTTCTGCACTATCATCCAAATCAAACTCATTACCAAAACCACCAATAGGGGCCGCATTTGCTTCGTAAGCGGCCTGTGAAGCATATATTTTACCGTTATAATTTACTTTAAAGCCTTTAGTTAAACTACCATCAGCATTTATTATTGTTTCCTTTGAAGTCATACTATTTGACATAACACATATTGCATCATCACAAGTTATGCCGTATTTAGTTACATAGTCTATTTTTAAGCCCATATCCTTACCACATATCATTTGTTTTATAAAACATTCTCTAACCAAATGTAAGTGTTATCGAACATTTTGGGGCTGTACTTGTTACTCCGCCAACAGTGCTTTGTGCTTTTACTGCAAAAACTATTTCATCACCACTAGCAGGTGAGGTAATATTTTTACCTGCAACATCAAAATTAACCCTCAATCTCATTCCCATACCAGTTGTAGTATTTGTAGCATCTTGAGATGTAGATGCTGTACCTACAACACTTGCAGTATTGCTATTACTTAAACTTGAAGTGTCCAATGTCAAATCCCACGCAAACGTAGGAGAGCCACTACCTAGCCATCTTAGATACCCTGCGGGTATAATATCTATCCTTGATAGTCCGAAATTATCGACTGCATCTTGAAGTTCTCCGGCATCTATAGTCATCGCAGCAGAAAAGAAATTACCATCGGCAAAAAACTCGGAACCATTAAGTGCGCCCCCTACACCTAACCCTTCTAAAGAATTATCTGCCGTACAAGCATTATCATAATTACCACTTGATGATGTCGCTATACTTAAAAGAGAGCCGCCCCCTATTTGAGAACAGATACCTATTATTGTTGGATAAATAATATCACCCAACCACTATCCATGCTGACGAAGATGTAGCAATAAATGTTTTTGCTTCATACCTTGTTGTAATTGTTTGGTTAGAAGCAGAACCGTTCATTGTATCTCCCGCACCGGCGGCAATAGTAACTGTATTTGTTGTATCACTTACTACTATGTATTGTTCTCCAACCGCCGGACTAGCAGGTAATGTTAATGTTGCGGTATTATTAACTATAATATATTTACCTGCATAAGTATCTGTTAATGTAATACTACTTCCTAATGTAGAAATCTTACCTCTTTTAGCCTGAAACTCTTGTTCTACTGCTAGACCGTTAGGTATATTTACATCCCCACTATTGTCTGCTGTAAGCCATGTGAGAGTACCTGACCCATCTGATATAGTTAATGACTGACTGACAGTCGCACTACTAATATCTGCATTTCCTATGAGAACATTGTAACTTCCTGTTGTCAAACTGGTTGCACCATTGTTAGAAGTAAGGATAATATTTTTCTGACCCGAAGTGATGTTCTGACCTGCACTTCTTCCGACCCCAAGATTGTAACTTCCTGTCGTCAAATCTTTGAGACTGTCTGCACCAATTCCTACGTTTTGATTTGCCGCATTACTAGCAACTCCTTGACCTGCATTCCAACCGATGAAAGTGTTTGCCGAACCTGTTCCAGACGTCATAGCATTGTGGCCTACGATAGTATTGTAACCTGTTCCGCTAGTTCCGGCTTGGCTTCCTATAACTGTTTCGGAATAGCCTGTGCTACTAACACCTGCCCGATAACCGACAAAAACTCCTGTTCCTTGATTGGTAATTGCTGCACCCGCAGTATGTCCTATCATAACGTGGTCGCCACCTGTGGAAAGTGCTGTTCCGGCCTGATATCCCACTAAAATATTTCTATCCCCTGTGCTTAATGTTGTCCCTGCGTCTACACCCAATGCTACGTTGTAGTTGCCGCTACTAGCAGTTAAAGAATCCAAAGCACCGCTACCCAATCCTATGTTAGAAGTAGCAGTAGTAACTGCATCTGATAATTCACCAATTGCAGAAGCACCGCCACTAACCGTAGTCCAAGTTGGAAGTGTGTTCTGTCCTTGTGTAGTAAGAACTTGACCGGCAGTTCCGTAATTTCCTGTTCCTAAAGCAAACCCACCCGAAGGATGAATACCTAATGCAAGATTATTTCCTGAGCCTACTCCTATTTGGAATTGGCCGCCATTAACTCCGACTGTTGCTTGATAAGCCGGATTTGTACTACTATTATCTTTGAAGTAAATAAATCCGTTATTACCTGCTAATGTTAAACGAGGGTAATTTACTCCTGTTCCTATATACAAACTTTGGCCGTCAAACTTTAATCTATCAGAACCACTTGATGAACCACTATCATTAAATAATACTTGTTCATCACTACCGCCTGTAGGTCCTGTAGGCCCCGTAGGACCCGGTGGTCCTGCACTACCTGTTGAACCCGTTGGTCCTGTCGGTCCTGTCCCCCCTGTTGAACCCGGCGGCCCAGTTGGTCCGGTATCTCCGGGCGGGATTGTAAAGGCAAAAACCTTAGCAGTCGCAGGTCCACTAGATGCAATTGCTAACGGACCACTCGCTACCGTAGGCGTACCAAAACCGGCTGCCGTTCCGGTAGGTCCAGTTGGACCAGTCGGCCCCGTAGGCCCAGTAGGTCCGGGTGGCCCCGCAGGTCCATCCGGTCCGGTACTTCCGGGTGGTATTGTAAACGCAAAGATTTTTGCAGTTGCCGGACCGCTTGAAGCAATTGCTAAAGGCCCGCTTGCTACGGTGGGTGTCCCAAACCCTGCGGCTGCCCCATTACTACCATTTGAACCGGGCGGTCCATCCGGCCCAGTAGGACCTGTGGGACCAGTCGGTCCTGTAGGACCAGTAGGGCCTATTGGTCCCGTAGGACCTGTTGGGCCTGTCGCACCTTGCGGTATAGTGAATGCAAAGACTTTCGCTGTATTAGGGCCGCTAGAAGATACACCTATTGGTCCTATGGTTGCTGTCGGTGTTCCAAATCCTGCACCCGGTCCTGTCGCACCTTGCGGTCCTGTTCCGCCGGGTGGTCCAGTAGGTCCTGTAGGGCCTGTTGGACCCGTAGGGCCTGTATCACCTTGTGGTATAGTAAAAGCAAAAACTTTTGCGGTGTCGGGACCACTTGAAGAAACTGCTATTGGTCCGGTACTAGCGGTAGGAGTACCAAAACCTGCTGCTGTTCCTGTCGGCCCTGTTCCGCCGGGTGGCCCTGTGGAACCTGTCGGTCCCGGTGGTCCTGCCGGACCAGTTGCGCCTTGAGGAATTGTAAACGCAAATACCTTAGCAGTATTTGGGCCACTAGATGAAACATTAATAGGTCCTGTTGTAGCAGTAGGTGTTCCGAATCCCGCAGCCGCACCTGTAGGACCTGTACCACCATCGTTTCCGTCATTACCTGTCGGTCCGGTAGGACCTGTTGGGCCGGGTGGACCTGCGGGTCCTGTGCTTCCGGGTGGAATTGTAAAAGCAAATACTTTTGCGGTATTAGGACCACTACTAGATATGGCTAAAGGACCGCTACTAACACTTGGTGTTCCGAAACCTGCCGCACTTCCTGCTGAACCTGTAGGTCCTGTAGAACCCGGTGGTCCCGTAGGTCCCGTAGGTCCCGTTGGTCCGGTTGGACCTGTCGGTCCGGTATCTCCGGCAGGTATAGTAAAAGCAAAGACCTTTGCTGTATTTGGCCCACTACTACTTATAGCAAGAGGACCGGAAGAAACACTAGGTGTTCCAAATCCTGCTGCTGTGCCTGTAGGTCCGGTCGGTCCTGTTGGACCATCGTTTCCGGTAGGGCCGGTAGGACCGGGTGGCCCACTAGGACCTGTAGGTCCTGTACCGCCGGGCGGTATTGTGAATGCGAATACTTTAGCGGTGTCCGGTCCACTAGCAGTAATGCTTAAAGGTCCTGCCGCCATAGTAGGTGTTCCGAAACCGGCTGCTGCACCAGTAGAACCTGTGCTACCTGTAGAACCCGTACTACCAGTTGGGCCGTTAGGGCCGGTTGGTCCGGTTGGTCCTGTAGGCCCTTCATCACCTTGAGGACCTGCCGGTCCTGTAGGACCTGTGTTGCCACTAGGTCCCGGTGGGCCTGTAGGCCCTACACTACCTGTAGGTCCGGTGTCCCCTTTATCTCCTGTTCTAGCAAAAGTTACCATAACATCTTCACCATTTGAAAATGGCGCAGAAGCAGAAGAGTCTATTGTACTTACTGTTATGTCAAAGTAACCCGAATCTTCTGATAGAGAAGTAATAGTATGTAAAGTAAATTGACTTGCATCTAGTAAATTACTAATTTTAACGTGTCCTTTTATTGCAGATGTAGAATCATCTATTGTACGAAGGAATGATTGAATATCTGTTCCGTCTAAATCGCTGTCATCTATATAGATTCTAGTAGCAGATGATTGAGTGGCGTTGTTTAGTTTTACCTTACCTGCGCCGGGGTCGCTATCTGTTGTATTTGTAGAGAAATCGTATTTAAAAGATGCGCCACCAAAATTACCGTCTGCGCCTGTAGGACCTGTAGGTCCGATAGAACCTTGACTTCCAGTACTACCCGTTGGTCCGGTAGGTCCGGTCGGCCCAGTAGGTCCCGTAGGACCTTGACTTCCAGTAGGACCTTGTGGCCCAGTAGGTCCTGTAGGCCCTGCCGGAATCGTGAAGGCAAATACTTTAGCATTATCCGGGCCGCTTGTTGCTACTGCTAAAGGGCCTGTAGTTATGGTAGGTGTACCAACACCTGCTGATGCACCCGCCGGTCCTGTTGGGCCTGTAGAACCTGTAGAACCTGTTGCGCCCGCCGGACCTGTTGGACCTGTTGGGCCGGTAGGTCCTGTCGGACCAGTAGAACCCGGTGGGATTGTAAATGCAAAGACCTTTGCTGTGTCCGGCCCACTAGAGCCGATTGCTAATGGACCACTAGATACTGTCGGTGTCCCAAAACCTGCTGCGACTCCGGTAGGTCCTGTATTACCTGTAGTACCTTGAGGCCCTGTAGGTCCGGTTGGTCCTTGACTACCTGTGCTACCTGTTGGTCCCGGTGGACCTGCTGCGCCTGTGCTACCTGTTGGCCCTGTAGGCCCTTGAGGCCCTGTTCCACCTTGAGGTCCTGTTGGTCCATCCGGCCCATCCGGTCCTGTTGGCCCTGTATTTCCAATAGGTCCTTGACTGCCCGTTGGTCCCTGTGGTCCAGTAGGGCCTGTAGGACCGGCAGGTCCGGTATCTCCTTTATCACCCGTTCTTGCGAATGTGACTAAAATATCTTCCCCCGCACTAAAAGGTGATGTAGCAGAAGAGTCTATACCACTTACTGTTATATCAAAATAACCTGTTTGTTCAGTTAGTGAAGAAATAGTGAATATTATAAATTGTGAAGCGTCTAGTAAATTACTTATCTTTACATGACCTTTTATTGTAGAAGTAGAATCGTCTATTGTTCTCATAAAAGATTGAATATCGCTACCGTCTAAATCGCTATCATCAATAACAATATGTGTAGCGGCATTTTGTGTAGCACTATTTAATCTTAGTTTACCTGCGCCGGGGTCTGCTATACCATTAGCAGCATCGAAATCATACTTAAATGAAGCCCCACCAAAATTACCATCCGGTCCTGTCGGACCTGTTGGTCCTTGACTACCTGTAGGGCCTGTAGGTCCTGCTACGCCTTGAGGTCCAGTAGGACCTTGAGGCCCTGTTGAACCTGTTGTTCCTTGTGGACCTTGCGGTCCATCCGGTCCTGTAGGGCCTTGTGAACCTGTAGGTCCTGACGGGCCTGTCGGCCCTGCTACTGTAGAATCTGCACCAGTTGGCCCTGTTGGTCCTGTCGGACCTGTTGGTCCTGTACTACCACTTGGACCTTGAGAACCTGTGCTTCCGGTTGGGCCTTGAGGACCTGTTGGTCCTGTACCACCTGTCGGTCCTTGTGAACCTATTTGACCTGCCTGACCAAAGTTTACTACATACTTTGTGTTGTTTGTTAGAACGTCTGTTTGACTAGCGGTTGAAGGGCTTACCCCTAGTGTATACCACCCGGTGTTATCTGTAACAGTATTAACTATAAAGTTAGCAAACTCTTCTACATCTCCGCCTCGATGTTGTATTTGTAATAGACCTTTTCTAGTGTTATTAGATAAACCTACAAAACTAAACCAATCATCTTGATTTACAGCATTAGCATCTTCTTCATCAATATAGATTTCAGTAATGTTAGCGAATGTACCATTATCAAATCTCATAAACCCTGAACCGGGGTCTGATTCTGTTGTAGTCGTACTAAACTTCCAAACTAAACCTACCCTACTACCTGCCGGACCTATAGGACCGCCCGGACCTAAAGGTACTGTAAACTCAAACACTTTTGCTGTGTCGGGTCCACTTACTGCTACCGCTAAAGCACCTGTTGTAATAGTTGGTGTTCCTACACCTGCTGCCGCACCTGTTGAACCCGTATTACCTTGTATTCCCTGTGGACCTTGAGAACCTGTACTACCAGTAGAACCCGTAGGACCTGTGGGTCCCGCAGGACCTTGTGAGCCTGTCGGCCCTGTAGGACCTGTATTTCCTTGAATACCTTGAATACCTTGAATACCTTGTGGACCTGTCGGTCCTGTAGCATTATTTTGATATGCAATCCAAGTATCTTGTGTAGCACTATGTCTTAAATATACTTTTTGATTTTGTGTTAAGGTAAATGTACCGCTAGTACCCGGATTACTAACCCCTTGACCTACAAGAGAAACTACTGTACCGTCATCAGTAGCAATAGTAATATTACCACTACCTTCGTTCATAATTTGTAATTCACTTAATCCTACTGGAAAAGGGACAGAAGAGTATGGGGGTAATTTATATGTATATGTAGAAGAGTTAGTATGTATAATCAAACGTGCTTCGTCTGCTCTAACGAATGTATAATCAGCGTTTTTTGTTTCTAGTGGCCTAACGTCTGCCGACCTACCACCTGCTGTAGCACCATCACCAATAAAAACACCATTAGCGGCTGAACCTGTATTTGTATCTAGGAATATTTGTTCTTTAGTAGGGGTAACTCCTGCCCTTTGGGTAGTGGTAGCAGTAAAAAGATTTTTATTACCTGTTAGTGCCATATACTTTCCCTCTTTTATTGTTTAATAATTATATCACTAATGCGCCCATGATAATGATACCACTATCATTATTTGTTACAACCAAGTCTCCTATATCAAGTGTTCCCCCGCCGCCGCTTTCTCCACCTGTGTTAGTAGCCCAAACAGGACTGCCGCTACTTATAGTAAGTACCGTTCCTTCTGAACCTGCGGCTAAGATTGCCATATCATCGTGTCCCTGCCCCACTAATATTGCATCTTTAGTAATAAACTCTCTTCCTGTACCCCCCTCTACGACAGAAGTTGAGGGTGGTGTATTTCTACTACGGTAAATACCATCAGACACTTGAGAAAAGTTCCAATCTCCTTTTACGGTAGGTCTTTTTACCGTGTGTATATCGGCACTTTGTTTTGATTGTGAATAAGGGCCGTATAATGTACCATCAGTTTCTATAACTAATTCATTACACGTTAGTGTACGACCATCAGATATAATCCAATCGTGTGTAGATGCCTCAATAACTACTTTGTTATATTTGACGTTAAACTTTTTTGTTGTAGAATTACCGTAGGTTGTATCTCCGTTTACAGGTAAAACTTGGTTACTAGAAGTAGCGGTATAATGTACAGTAGTATTACCCCAATTATATTCTTCATGTGCTATGCTAATAGTACCCTGTAACTTAAATATTTTTGATAAATCGTCTGTATCAATTGTTTTAGGACTTACTTTTACGGTAGAAGGAACAACAAAATTACCAATATCTACCGAACCGTACGTATTCCATACTGCACCTGTTCTTGTATATATGTGTTCGGGACTAAATATGGCACTACCGGATGCAGTAGTCAATGTAACTTTAGGATATTTACCGTCTGTTAAAGTCATTACACCACCGGAAGGTAATGTAAATGTTATTATACTATCAGAATCCGGCTCTCCGTTTTGACCTGTCCATATACTTGTGTTTGCTTCATACTGTATGTAAAGTCTATTATTTGTTTGAGTAGCGGCACTATCACCTATAGGAAAAGGTGGTGTACCTGTGAAAATCCATGTAGTACCTGTGTTATCCTTTACACAATCTTCTACTTGTATTATTAACCCCGCTTCAAAATATAAAGTAGAACCGCTACAATTAAAAGTCCTATTACCCGTAAATGTAGAATCTATTGTGACAAGATTCAAATAACGTGTATTAACACCAAAGGCTATTTCTTGTTGGGCTACTGATGTAAAGTAAAGAATATCGTCATTTCCTGTTTGTAGCCAATCAGCCGGAAGGCTACTTGCTAGTGAAGTACCATTTGAAGTTGTGGACCAATTATTAGCAACCATAGGGTCACTAGATGACGCACCAACCCACCAATAATCTGTCATATTTTACCCTCTTTAATCGTGATAAAGAGAGCCGGACAATTGCGAGCCGGTTGTTGTTCCCCCGACTCTTGATGCTGTTGTTCCCGATTTAAACGCACTACCACCCTTCTCTTCTATCGCTGCTAAAGCGTCTTGTGCTGATTTCTCAAAAGACGCTAATTGTTTATTATATCGAATGTCAGATGTACCTTGTTCTTTTTCGGGAAATACAGCAGGTATAGTATCTATTAATACTCTTAGACAATCTACACAAACTAAAAACTTTACTGCACTTTCTTTTAAGGTATCAGTAGGTGCGCCTGTAGCATCTACACCAAAGTATTCTGCTACTCTTGCTTTTTTGTTTACTTCTGCTGTACGAATAGTAATATATTCTGTGATTGTACCATTGTTTAGACCTCTAGGTCTATTAAGTAAATCTCTAATATTATCCGTTGTTACTGCCATCTCCGAACCTCTCCCTATAATCTAACGGTACGTCAAGCACTATATTGTTTGATGAAGGTTTGGTTGCTCGACCTAATACTACTACAAGTTTAGTAGCAATAATTTTTTGAGCCATTTCGCTATTTGGAATCCAATAAGGCTTCTTTGCACTTCTACTTAACAAAGACATAGGATGATTAGCGTATCTTCTACCACCGTTTTTATGCGCCCTTACTAACCATCCGGGTCCGGGCAAATAATTATCTAATCTAAATTGCATATCTTCTATATTACCACTTTCAGGTAATGGAATACCCGCTTCTTTCAAAGCAGATGCAAGTTTAGCCTTAGAAGGTTTCTTTGGCTTCGCCTTAGCGGCTTTTTTATCACTCATTCATTCACCTTTTAGTCTCAAGGGTTAGAATATCCAAGTACGAATACATGGACTGCGGGTGCTGTATCATCAGATGATGTAGATGTTACTTTGAGAGTACCACCTGCACTAATCTTGTAGTATGAATCATCTATTTCTCCACACCTTACAACATCTTTATCACCTGCTGTTCCTGTGACAAAGGCATCAGTAATAGCGTCAGTACCGTTAAGCACTTGTAGGCTGTTAGCGTTTGCGCCGCCATCTGCTAAAAGATGACACCATACATCAACAACCTCTAAGTTGCGGTCTACAGTTAGTGAAACGCTTTCTGTTGCGCCACCATCTACTGCTATTTTGTAAAGGATAGGTATAGACCCACCTGTTCCACCATTAGAGACTTGCTTGGTATTAATACCAGTCATTAGGTTTTGGAGTTTACGGTTAATAGGCATTTATTTTAGCCCCCTTAAGCCCTTACGCCTGTAATCTTACAGATACGGTTGTTCTTACCTGCTGCTGCACCATCTTGCATTTCGTGGATAACGCTACCCATGTAAGATGTTAATAGCCAATCAAAACCGACTCCCGGTAGACGTGTTAATTCTGTCTCTTGGAATCCCGGTCCGTTGTATGAGAAAAACTCTGCTGTTTCTGCGCCCGGTATAAGTAGTAGACCATCGTTTACCAATGCGCTACCTGCACCGAAATCTCTTGTGTAGTAAATTGTTAGGTTTGCGATTCTACCCAAGTGTTGTTGTAGAGACTCGACTACGTTTCCGTATAGAGTTGTGTTAAGCATAGCACTTCTTTTGTCAGCAGGTAATACAAGAGCCATTGGCTCGTTACCGCTAACCTTTGCGTTAGCAAAGATTAAGTCCATAGCGTCTAGCAAGTCTTTTTCCTCGTCTGCTGATGCACTACCGAATGTTGAAGTTGCTGCTTGTGATTGTCCGTTACCTGCCATTAACTTTGTTAGGATATGGTTGTCTATAAGGTCTGCACGACCTCTTACTACAGCCATTTGTTGCCTGTCAATGTTCTCAAAGGATTCGCCACGTAGTCTTACTGCATCTAGGAAAGTAACTCTACCCTGTCCTTTCTCAAGTTTAACTGTGTAGTTTGCTGTTCCAATGTTTGTTGGGTCTACTAGAGAAACGTCATCAATTGGGTAAGCGAATGTACCAGTTACTCCGGTGTACCACTTAAACTCTAACCACGGAACGGTTCTTACGCCGACCAAATCTGTTGCTATTGCGATTGTGTTAGACTGTAATTGAATGAAATCTCTTAAAGTCTGTTCTAAAACCGCATCTCCGACAGAGAACGGGCCTGTTGCTGCTTCTACGTTTAATATTTCTTCTAATGTATTGTTTACCATATTATTCACCTCAATTTATTTGCTATATCTAACAAGATACAGGAACGAAATCTCCCGCAGCCAATGCTGCTTCTCCACCAAAGTAATAACCGACAAATACTGCTGAATTAGTTGAATCATCATCAACACAACCGTTTTCGTCTGCTGTTTGTGAAACGTACATTGAAATACCAAACTTAGGTGCTGCAATTGCGTTTGCTAGTTTTAGGTAACAGATACCGTCAAGAGCAACTACTGAAACTGTTCCTGTACCTGCTGCTTCTAATGCTTGGTCTGCATCTCTGCTTGATTCAGCCATTGTGTAAGCGATTGGTGTATCTGTTACACTTGCTGTCATTAGTATTCCACCTGCACCGTACTTAACTAAAAGTCCTTTGCTTGCGAAAGTTTCTGCTATGTCTACTACGTTTACTGGGTCATTTCCTGAATATGCTACCATTTTATCTCATCTCCTTTATTGTGTCGTATGTTGGGGCAACCATTGTTGTGCCTTCTCCAACTGCGAGTGTTTTGTTCCATGCACCGGCCCAAGCGTTCCATGCTTTAGCGTATAGTGCTTCATCATTTTCTACTAATCTACCATTTAGATAGTTAGCAACTTTTTTAGTTGATTCAGAAGCGATTGCTTCTTCGATAGGTTTTTCGACTGATTCAACAGGAGACATTTCTACTTCTGTTGGTGTCGGGTGTGCCTCATTCCATGAAGCAATTAGAGAAGTTAGTGTATCGGATGACAAATCTTCGTGTCCCGACATACCTAATTCTGATGCCTCATCAACAAGAGTTTGACGTGATGCCTCTACTCTTGCTTCTTCTTTTGCCTCAAACTCGCCAACTCTTGAATTGGCTAAAACGAGGGAAGCCTTAAGTGCTTCAATTTCTGCTGCGTAATCTACTGTGTTTTCTTCTTCGGTCATTTTAATCACCTTGTTGTGATTTGAGTCAGATTGTGAATGTCCTATAAAGGTTGCTTCTGTTGCCGTTGCTTCTATTTTTCGTATAGAATCTATTGTAGCCCTTTGATATGCGGGTTTATGTACAATAGCAAGGTGGTCAAACTTAAAATCTTCACCAAATAACATACCATCTTCGGAAGCCTCGACAGGTACGCCGCTACCCCCAATTGACACTCCGTAGTTATCCCTAGACCATAAACCGGACTCTAAAGCATCGAATAATTCTGTTCTTACAACGTGCGCTACATATCTAACTTCATAACCACCTGCTACGGTTTTATGGAATGATGCACCTTTAATATATCCGACTACTGCTTCTTCTACGCCGCCATCCATATTTCTTGTAAAGCCACTACCATGTTCGCTTGCTGCCGGATGATTTAATGTTAGGTCTGCGCCTTTCATTTGTTCTGCTACTAACTTTGCGCCTTCTTCTGTTAAGGCCCATTTGTTTTTATTCATACCTTCGTGGAATGCTACACCTCTTATTTCTATAACGCTTTCTCCGGTAGATGCTTCTACTATTGCTTCTACCTCATCGAAATCTAAATCTAGTGTGACAGAAACTTTTCTGCATTCTCCATCTATCATTTCTTCGCCATATCCGCATTCATTAGCATATTGCTTTTTCTTCATATAACCTGCTTCGTGGTCCTCTTCGTCATGTGCTTCATCTTGGTCTTTGAAAGTATGTCCTTCGTGTGCTTTCATACACTCTTCTTTAGAATATCCTGCTTTTTGACACCTAGACATATATTCTCCGTGTGTTTCAGAATCTTTTGGTGTTGGCTCTGCTGCCTCTACTTCGTCAGCCTGTTTTTTAATAGGAACACAATTAGGCACTTTTCTACCATTTTTTGTTTTCATACCGTATTGTTCATATCCCGACTGGCATGGGTCGTCTGCGTCTTTAGCCTCAACCTCTTCATCATTACATCCACATCCACATGGTGTTCCATCTTCTGCTTCTACCTTTTTTCCACCACGCCATTGTCTACAAGACCAATACCTAGCCTTCCATTTTGGGCCGGGTGTTTTACAGTTATGTCTAGCACGAAACGATTTCCTTCTAGCGGGGTCATCTCTTTTGATTTCCATGTTAGGGTCGCCAAATCTTACGATAACTACTGTACCGCTACCATTTTTAGTATATACTGCAAACTTTTTAGGTCCACCCTTTGTTCTAAAGGGTTTATTGAGAGTTACACTACGGCCTTGATACTCGGCTGCTGAAACATCTTCTTCATTCCATTCTTCGTATGCTACTACTTCGCCACTACAACCGCATCCACACGACATGGTTTTCCAATTTAGGGTTTGTCTTATTAATCTATTCTAGTATGCCTGATTGTTTTAGGCTTTCTATCAAATCTTTATACAATGAGTAATCAGATAAAGTACATATCGGTTCTATGTGGTTATCACCTATACTATAATTAACGTATGCTTTGGGACTTACATATACTTTAAAGTCCTCACTAACATAAGTGTAGTTATCTTCTACTCTTACAATAATATAGAATGGCTCTTTTTCCACTATTTCTCCGGTAATACTACTACAGGAAATCATATTAGGGTCATAGAAAGGACTTGTTTCATACGCAGGTGCAGCAAAAGGTACAAGAAAAATACACATCATACATATAGCGATAACCTTTTCTATTACTTCGTCTTTGTGCATTAGCCCCACTTTTCCGTGTCAAGGGCCATAAAAGCAATAGCGATAAATAATAAGATACAACAAACTTCGTTAAGTGTCATAACACTAGGTTATATTAGTGTTTTATGATTATTTACTTTTTGCCGCCTTTAGTAATTTGAAATGCTTCCATATCTAAAGTATGTTTTTGTTGCATGGCTTCCATATCCAAATCGTGTTGTAGTTTTAATTCTTCTAGTTTACGAGTGTGGTTTTTAGATGCGTTAGTAGATTCTACGTCAGCAGAAAGTCTGTCCGGTAATACTGCAATTTTAGCACTTTCTTTACCCTTAAATAAATCTAGTACACTTGTTATAATAAGAAGTGCCGGACCACCTAATAGACCAATAACTGTAAGTTGTGAGTCTGATATATCACGTTGTTCTACAACGCTGTAATAAGAAGCAGCCGCAGCGATTATAACCCACGCCATAACAACACCCATACCAAAAGTTAGCATAAGTGTTTCGTTGGGATTTGACATTTTTGGGCTACTCATGCCCTTTCGTTGTTCGGGGTGTCTTTTAAGTATTATTGCTGTAACACCACCTAAACCCGCTAAAACAAGGCTATATACCGCAAATTGTAATTCCGGTATCATATATCTTCCTCACTAGGTGCGCTATCTTGTTCATTCTCTCTAGGTAAACTTCCTACATTTGAAGGTTGTTCGACCTCTTTCCTTTCATCACCTTCTTTGCCTATTTCCGGTAAGTTTAGAATATCAAGGGATTGATTAAGCGTAAGTAGGCCACCATCATAACCCATTGTGACTCTTTGCATAACATTTAGTGGAGACTCCATATCCATAGCGTCAAACTTGATAGTAGGCAAATCTTGTCGTCTATATGTTATACCTAATAGGTCTAAGTGCATCATAAATAGTTGCATAGCAGACTCCGCTAGTATTTTGTGCATACGGCTAATCGCTTGTACGGCCCAAAGGTTAGCATTGAATGTTGCTGCGAATGTAGAACCACGTTCTTGACCTGCTGCTACTCTTGGTACTTGTAGTACGGCTGCAATATCAGCATTTATACTATCTAGGAAATCCGCACTATTAGGCATTGTATTACCTAAATCTACGTGATGTAGATTAACGTAATGCGGCAGTACAGGTATTTGGTCGCCCCTTAGACCGGAGAATAAACTAATTACCTCATCCATAATAAATGACAACCTTTGTGATTGTTCAACAGGGTCTTGTATATGTTCAATAGCAGATTGGTCTATTGTAATGTATTGTTTTGTCATAGCATCTTCTAAAGATATACGGTTATTCATACTGTTGTATTTCATGCGTATTGCTTGCTTTAGTGCCGAGAAACGTGATGCACCCCATATACCATAAGTTTTTCTGCCTTTGTTATCTGTAAACCAATTAGAACGGAAATCAACCTTTATGTGTAATATTTCTTTTGCGGATATAGCAACTTCATACGGGGATGTTTCACGCATAATATATGTTCTTGGGTTAATTATAGGGTTATCTTCGTCAGCAACGAAATAAGAACCTACACCACCTCTTTCATCAACAATAGTTATTTGTTTGATAGGAAGGCTTTGTAGACCTGTTACCCCTATACCTTGTTTACCTACTATTTTGTTAATGTCATTACCGTAAACCATCATATTACGCATAGAGTTAATCATAATGTCGTCAAAGTCAAGAGTATCTTCTACAAGACTCTGTATGGCATTTCGTATCTGTGCATTTTTACCTTTAGAATAATTAATTTCATAATTGTTAGCCGTAAGTGATACAGCACGAACCGCACCATTTAATTCTGGGTCTAACTTCAGCATAAGGTCATACAAATCAAACTCATTGTCAAACTTACTATCTTGTCTTAGTTTTTCGGTATCTCTGACAATATCCGGTATTCCTGCAATCGCTGAAAACTTTTCGTTAGTTGATAACGCTATTCTCTTCGGTTCTACGGGTTTTTCTGCACTTCCGGTTAATCTTTGCCACAAACTTCGCTCGGCCATATAATTACGAGGATTAGGTCGTTTTATAACACTTTTTGATGTTTTTCTTAATTTTTTTTATTTTTTCAATATATTACAAAATTAATAAAACGCTGTACTGCGCTAATTCTTTCTATTTATTTTATTTCTTCTATAGTATGGATGAAGTTAATAACTAAAAGAGTAATAGATAGACAGGGCCGCCGCCTACCCATACTAAAGAAAGAATAAATTAATTCAGATATAGGCTTTCGGTAAGGCGTTTTTTTAATTTTGTTAAATGCTAAATCAATAAAATAAATAAGTATTATAAGACGATATGAGCAGGACAGTACAATGGGAAGGTATCAAGGGGGCTACGACCTCATAGAAAAATACGCCAATGATAGGACTTTTAGGAATAATTCCGACTTTGCTCGGTTTTTGCACGAAGTTGAGCCACAATGCTCGATAAACAGTTGGAGATGTAGAATACAACGGTGGGTCAAGCAAGGAAATGATTATAGACAAGTGGAAACAACCGAATTATCTGTAAATAAGATAAGAGTTTACTATGATAAAGCAAATGACACTTATTTGACGGTGTTAGATGCACTAGGTGGTGAAATGGTTGCTATTGATGGTGATAAACATAGAAACATGAAAAAAGATTATTCAGATGACGGTAATGGTTTGTCTGCAACAGATTTGGCTAGAAAATACGGAATACCTACGGGTTGGATTAAAGAATACATAAGAGTCAATGAATGGAATCACGGTATGGACATTTTTACCGATGAAGAAGTTATGACAAAGACTACTGATGATTTGGTAAATGAAACTCTTGCTGTTAGACGTATGCAAGTAGCAGAAAAGGTAGAAAGTAAGCGTTGGGCTGAAATAGAAAAAGACGCTAACGCATATAGGGCTTTTAGCGATACAATTCTTAATGAGTTTCTTACTTTAATCCCAAAAGTAAAAACAACTACGAAAAACAGAATCAAGATGACGGAAAACGGTAATTACGCTGTAGTAATTTCTCCTACTGACTTACATTATGGTAAATATGGTTGGAAAGATGAAGTCGGTGAAGAATATGACCTTGACGAAGCACGTTCAAGACTTATTGACCGCACAAACAATTTAATTTCAAGATTGCCAAGTAGACCCGACAAGGTTATTGTGACTGCGGGTTCTGATTGGTTTCATGTTGATAATGACGCAGGTACTACCACAAGAGGAACGCCACAAGATATGGCGGCTACTCCTGCACAAATACTTATGGGTGGTTGTGAGTTAGCAAGAGAGCATATTGAAATGCTTCGTGCTGTTTCTCCTGTACAAGTAGTATTTATGTGCGGTAATCACGACAGGCATAGTAATTTTGCCTTGATGATGTATTTATCTGCACTTTATGAAAATGTAGATGACGTAGAAGTAATAGTTAGTCCTTATCCTCGACAGTATATAAAATACGGAAACTCTTTACTAGGTTTTACTCATGGTGATGGAGTTAGGGGTAATGACTTACCTGCACTTATGGCTACAGAAGAAAGACAGGCTTGGGGAGAAAGAGAACACCATTATTGGTTTCACGGACACCTACACCACATGAGATTAACAGAAAAAGCAGGATGTACGGTAATTCAATTACCTAGTCTAGCCGGACACGATAGATACCACGCTAGAAAAGGATATGTTCTTGCTAGAGCAGGTATTTGCGCCCATATTGTAGATAAAGAATTGGGATTAGTAGGTAATTTGTTTTCTCCGGTGGTGCATGAGTAATGTGGGTTTCAGCCAAATGCTACACTTGTGGTTGGGCTACTAACAGAATGATGAAAACAAAAGCGTTAAGAGGTATATGTCCACATTGTAATAAAAAAGATTTACACCCGAAGTGATTATATGGCTACATTCAATACTAATTTTTCTATGGAACGTAGTCGTAATGACGTAGAGTATTTCTACAAATGGCTAGGTTATACTTGGGGCGACCATATAGGACAATGGATGGATATGTACGGAGATAATCACGACAATTCTTCTGTACATCGTGTTTGTGTTATTGCACCGAGGGACCATAGTAAATCAACTACTTTAAGGGTAAAACTACTACACATGGCACTTTTTGAACAATGGCGTAATAAACCTTTTACTTGTTGGTTATTTTCTGCTAGTAAAGACCTTGCAGTTAGAAGGCTAGAAGAGATAAGGGAAGATATGAAAAGACATCCCCAATTATCTAGGTATCTCGACCCTAAGAGGGGCAACAAACTTGAAATACGTTTTACTAACGGTGCATGGATTCGTGCTACTTCTGTTGGTGCGGCTATTCGTGGAGAACACCCTGCGGCTATTGCATTTGATGACGTACTTGATGATATGGGGGATATGAATTGGAATAACATAGCACAATGGTTTAGAAAGAAGATTACCCCTATGTTGAGTCCCGGTACAGCGATTTTCGTAGTAGGTACACCTATGAGTATGAATGATTTGTACCATACAGAAATGCTAGAGAATAAAACATGGAAATCGGGTACATGGTCTGCTATCCCTAATTGGGATGAACATAAAGCCGACCCACTAAATATTAAACCTGTAGAGTTATGGGCTGAATATAGACCTATTAAGTTTTTACTAGAACAAAAAGAGGCTATGGGTGAATTATCCTTTGTACAGGAATATTTGTGTAAAGTAGTAGATGACGAGGCTAGTGTGTTTCCTAGAATGTTGATTAGAAAAAATATGGATATGGATGCTATATTACAGACTGATAAGATGGATGGTTACAGATATGTTATAGGGTTCGACCCTGCACA